TATGTAAAGCAAGGTAGTAACGCAACATTTGCCGGTGGCTTCGTTCTTGAAAACAGTTCAGATGCCACTCGTTTGCTAAATTACTTTGATAGTGGTGCTGATGCGTGGGTGTTTTCTGCGACTTACAGTTCAACAGGCGCATACAAGCCAATCACCTTCAAAACTTCAGACACCGAACGCGCCAGAATAACAAGTGACGGAAACTTTGGCGTCGGTTTGACACCAACATATAGATTTCAAGTCTCTCGCAGCGGCGACGGTATTACGGCGGGTATTGCAGGCGGTACTTACGGCATCCGCTTTGATAACGGCGGCACGTTCAGCAGCGGTATGTCCACAATCCACGGCGTGAATGAAACGCTCACGGGTTCGTACCAACCAATTATGTTAAATGGTTCGGATGTCCGATTTGGAACATCTGCAACCGAACGCGCACGCATAAATAGCGGCGGATACATAATTGCCACCAACGCAGATCATTTGGGGGCGTATATAAGATCTGGATCTGCGGCTTCTGTTGCATCTGGAAGTACGGTAACTATCACTTCAACAGAGGCTGGTGGGGCTTTGGTAATAGTGTACGACCCGTCCTCCGGCAGAGGCGGCGTGTTCTGGGCAAACTACACAACCGAAGTTACGAAAATCGCTGGCGACGGGGAAGCCACAGACACGGGTAGTACATTTGCGGTTTATAAAAGCGCGAACAGCCACACCACTACATTTAAAAACCGTCTTGCCGGATCAGCCAACTATTACTTCGCGGTCTATTCTGCGAATGCAAGATTTTAAAGGAGCGAACTTATGAAAGTTGTAGTAAAGAACTTTGAGAACGAGGGCGAGAACAAGTTCGTCGGTCTCCGTATAGAAGACGAAAACGGACGGCTATTTCTTATCGATAAGCGAGTGCCGATACAGGAAGGCAAGTTGGCCGAAGAGTATGTTTCTGAGGCCCTTGCTGCTTGCGAGGACGAGATTGATGAGTGGCAGAACTCGCTAGTTTATATTGGTAAAGAGTTTGATTTTAAAACAGAAAAATTTATTAAGGGTGCATAACAATGACCGAAATCACTTGGAACATTTCGCAGTTAGACTGCATCCCTGATGTCGATGGGAAGCAGGACTATGTCGTCACCGCCCATTGGCAGTGCAATGGCTCTGAAGAGTCTGGTGGAAAGACCTACACCGCTCAGATTTACGGGACCAGCAGTTTCCAAGTGGACCCCGGTCCGAACTACGTCCCCTATGCAGACCTGACCCAAGACATCGTTCTGGGATGGGTGTGGAACAGCGGGATCAGTAAGGACGGTACGGAAGCCTCTGTGCAGAAAATGATCGACAATCAGATCGATCCTCCTATCATTTCACCCCCGCTGCCTTGGGTAGCGCCGACTGTTATCTAATCATCAACAACTGGGTTAAACACCCTGCAAGGTACTTATGAACATCAAAATCGATTTGAGTCTTGAAGAGGTCAACGCTGTACTGGAAGTGCTTGGGAACTTGCCGTCCAAAACGGGCGCATGGCCCCTGCTCCAGAAGATCAAGATGCAGGCGGAGGCGCAATTGAAACCTGCGGAGGACTTGCCCCCAGCGGCATAGGAATAAATGTTTGGCGCTAGCCCGATATCATCCGCCCCGATTTGCGGAACAGCAGAAAGTTCTGTATTCGTTTTTGTTAACGAAACCGCAACGGCGCAGGATACTGTCCGGGCTATCGCCACATTCGTCAGCAAGGTCGATGAGTCTGTCACGGCTCAAGACCTTGTTGCTTCCGTTATCGCATTTGGCTCGTCGGTTGCTGAGTCAGCCACGGGCAATGACACGGTCTCCGCGCTACAAGACTTCGCGGTTGCCGTAAACGAATCAGCCTCCGGGCTGGACGCTGTATCAGCACAACAAGACTTCGCGTCTTCAGTGTCTGAGTCTGCGGTCGCTAATGACACGACTGCGGCCAGCGTCTTCTTTACTTCGTTCATTAACGAAACGGCCACGGCCCAAGACACGGTCACATCGACCTTTAACGTCAATAATGCGGTGTCCGAATCGGCCACGATCCAAGATACCGTCATCTCTAATCCGGACTTCGGGGTATCGGTCTCTGAAAATGCCACGGTCAACGACGACACCGTCACGGCCCTGATTGACTTTGCCGTCAAGGTAGACGAGGCGGCGGTAGGTTCCGACACCACAAGTGCCAGCCAAGACTTTGACTCCCGTATCAACGAGACGGCGACCGGGCAGGACACCACCCGATCCCTCATTGGCTTTATTAAATACGTGGCTGAAACGGCGACCGCCAGCGATCAGGTCGATGCCCTTGCCATATTCCAGTCCAAGGTTGCGGAGATGGTGGCTGCGGCGGAACAGGCTGCGGCCCTCGTGGACTTTGTCAGCAGCGTCGATGAGTCGGCTACCGCCATTGCGTCGGACTTCGCGGCAGGGCAGGACTTTGACGTTGACATCACCGAAACGGCCACGGTCAGCGACCAGATGGCCGGGTCCTACCTCTGGAACCCGGTTGATGATAATCAGACCGCTAACTGGCAGAATGTGGACGATAGCCAGAGTGGGCCTTGGACACCCGTAAACGACAACCAAACAACGACTTGGACCGACATCCCAACGGTTTTTTAGGAGCCTAAAATGGCAAGTACATATTCAACCAACCTTGCGCTTGAATTGATCGGTACCGGCGATCAGGCAGGCTCTTGGGGTAACACTACCAACACCAACCTTGGGACTTTGGTCGAACAGGCCATTTCCGGTTATGTGACTCAGGCGGTCTCCAACGACCCGGCAAGTCCTACCACCCTCACCATCCCAAATGGTGCCAGCGGCGTGGCACGGAACATGTATCTGGAGTTCACCGGAACCCTGAGCGCGGCCCGTGATGTCATCGTCCCTTCCAACCGGAAACTCTATTTCGTCTTCAACAACACCACAGGCGGCTTTGCCGTTACGGTCAAGGTGTCGGGTCAGACCGGCGTATCGGTCCCCAGCGGCCAGAAACTGATTGTCGTATCGAACGGTACGGACATCGTTGAGGCGACGAACTTCATCAGTACCACAGGTGGTAACTTGACCATCACGGGTACCCTGACCCTTTCCGCCCTGACGGCTTCAACGGCACTTGCTTTAAACGCTTCAAAGGCGGTGGTAAGCGTTACCAACACTGGTTCTGGCAACAACGTCCTTGCGACAGACCCCACCCTGACCCTCACCAATGCCACTAACCTACCCATTGTCGGCGGCACCACGGGAACCTTATCTGTAGCACGAGGCGGTACGGGAGCCACGGACGCGGGTACGGCGCGGTCTAATCTGTCGGTGCCTAGCACTACTGGTTCCGGGGCCAGTGGCACATGGACGATTAACATCACCGGTAACGCCGCCACAGCGACCAGCGCGACTTCTGCTTCCACGGCAACCACGGCCAGCAATTCCAATGCCTTGGGCGGTGTATCAGCGGCAGGCTACGCCCTGCTGTCAGGCGCGACTTTCAGCGGCAACATCAACGCCCCGGCCTTCTTCTACACCTCAGACATGCGGGTGAAGAACAACATCCAAGACATCACGGATGCCCTTGCCAAGGTGAATGCCATGCGGGGTGTGTCCTTCGACTGGGCCAACGGCATGGGTAGCGCGGTGGGTTTGATCGCTCAGGAAGTCCAAGCGGTCGTTCCGCAGGCAGTATCTAGCCAGCCCGATGGTCTACTGAACGTGGCCTACGGGAACCTTGTGGGTGTCCTCATCGAAGCCATCAAGGAACTCTCTGCCAAGGTTGAAGCACTGGAGGCCAAGTAATGGAACAGCCCAAAGACGTACAGAAGGTTCCGCCAGAGACGGTCAAGTATGCGGCAGAGGAGTCGCTGAAGGATCGTGTTGCACGGATTGAAGACATGCTTGTGCGCGGCGGCAGCACCGATAACGGCATCCTGCCCTACAACGGCCACAGCCGGTCGCCCGGAACCTTCTACGGCGGAACTGAGAACCCGGCCATTAACGCTGCTCAGTACCGTTTAAACTACGATGGAAAGTTGTACGCCACCCAGATGCATGCCAAGGCGTTCTTCTACACCTCCGATATTGCGGACAAGGAAGAAGTGAAGCCTTTGACCAATGCACTGGAGAAGGTGTCACAGATTCAGGGTGTCAGTTTCCGTTGGAAAGACGGCGGATCTGATGCCGGTGTAATCGCTCAGCAAGTACAGGAACTGATCCCTGAAGCCGTCATGATGGAGTACGACAGCGGCAAGTTGTCGGTCAACGCGGCGGCATTGATCGGTTATCTGGTTGCAGCGGTTCGGGAACTGAAGGCTGAAGTTGAGGCCCTGAAGGGTGGAAAGTAAGTCAGAGCGCAACAGGAAACTGAACCTGTGCAAGGCGTGTGCGAATTACAGCGCATCCACGACCCAGTGCAAGGAATGCGGTTGCCTGATGTCTCTGAAGACTTGGATGAAAGGAAACACTTGTCCACTAGGTAAACACTCATGAGTTTCTACACTTTTCCAACCGGACAGACGATGTCGGGCAAGTACCTCGACAACTGGACCTTTGGCTTTAACCGCCAGAAATACCGCTGGAAACGCTGGACTAACTCAACCGGCAAGTCGCTTTTCATCCCTGAAAACAGCAGCGCAGAACGCGCTTCTGTCGGTAACAACTTGCAGAGCGTATCGGGTGTATCCCGCACGGTAGGTTGGTTTGGTAGCCCGAACGGTGTTAGCACAGTGTTCTATGTACAAAGTACTTGGAATGGCTGCTATGTGGATGTGCCGGGGCCAAGCGAAAACCCATCAGACCCATCTGGTTGCTCAGGTGGAGACACTGATTATTCTGGTGTAATTGCAGGGTCTGCTATTGGCACAGTTGGTACAACTGCCGGAACCAGCAATCCTTGGAACAGTTATGAATTAGGGTTTGGATATTCGTTGTCTTCTGGTGGTAGCGAAAGCGGCCCAGACTTAAACGCGACAACTTGCGGTGGATTTTATTTTCGCTACAAGGTTCGGTACTGCGGCCAAGATTCCAATCGTGGCGCATGTTTTTCGGACTGCACCTAATGCAACAGATTACGCCCAAAGAGATTCTGGACTATCGCAGCAAGCCTGATTCGTACTTGCTGGTGTACGTCAATCTCAAGGGTTGCCAAGGCTGTGAGATGTTTAAGCCAATCGTAGAAAGCGTTGAGAAGGTCTTTCCAGAGATTGAGTTCCGCAGCATGACGGTGAACAGCATGGAAGAGATGCCGGTGTTTGCGTCGGCCTCCTTGCCATCGACTGCGCTTTTCTACGAGGGCATGAGAATACGGGAGTTTCTGGGTGGGACGAACAGCCGGGAACAGTTCAAAGATGTCATTAAGTCGTGGGTGTTGTGATGGACATTGTGTACAAGTGGCGCGTTGCCAGAATGAAGGTCATCCCCAACAAAGGGCGATTGGCCGAAGTCGTGAAGTCTGTGTCCTATGAAGTTGCAGGACTCCATGAGAAGTCCGGCGAAGTGTCCGTGGTAGCGGGAGAAGTCCTGCTGCCGCCGCCCACCCAGAACTTTGTGGCGTACCAGAACCTGACCGAAGAGATGGTCTTGGACTGGACGAAGAAAGCCATTGGAACGGCAACCATCTATGACCACGAACAGGAGATCCTGAGAAGTCTTGTTGACTTGGCGGAACCTGACACCGTGGAAGTCATGTTGCCTTGGTCTAACGAGGGTGACGAGCGCGTCATCCTTTTCAAAGGAAAGAAGTAATGGAAGGTCAGATTCTTTTCAACGTTATCGTTGGAGTGGCTGGAATGTTTGGGGGATGGATTCTCAACAACATCAGCCGCTCAATTGAAAAACTGGATACCGATGTCCGCCAGATGCCGTTGACCTATGTTACCCGTGCGGATTACCGCGCTGATATCGAAGAGATCAAAGGGATGCTAGGGAAGATCTTCGACAAATTGGATGAGAAAGAGGACAAGAAATGAGCAACGAAATTACCGACATTGACCTCTTCAAGGAGCAGGTTAAGGCGGAGTTGAATCGCCTTGAGGCTCAATCCTCTGCCAAGGAAGTTGCGGGTAAGGCTATCGGTAAGGATGGCCTCAAGTACATCACTGTGATTGTGGTCATTGGTGTCGTCTCTAGCCTTGCTTTGGAAGGCGAGAAGATCGCCGCCGTCATGGGTCTTCTAGGTGCATCGCTCACGGCCCTCATCTCCATGCTGAACAACATCGCTGGAGCCAATGAGAAGGAAGACAAGCCTGAGTTTGGCGTGATCAAGGAACTGATCAACAAGTTGGACAAACTGGACCGCAAAGAGATGCCGATGCGGGTCGATGTCGAAGGCGACCATGTAACTGTCACCAAGGGTGATGACGTAGTGAGGGCTTCCAAATGATGACCTTAGTTAGCACTTTCCTGTCCTTCCTTGCGGGTGGACTGCCTAAGATCCTTCAGATCTTTCAGGACCGTCAGGACAAGAAACACGAACTTGCCCTTGTTGCCGCTCAGAAAGAGCGTGAGTTGGCATTGGTCGAACGCGGCCATATCGCTCAGGCGCGGGTAGAGGAAATCAAACTTGAGCAGATTCAGGTCCAGACGGCAGGAGAGGAGCGTCAAGCACTCTATGCCCATGACATGAAGATCGGTGAAGGCGCAAGCCAGTGGGTCATTAACCTTCGCGCCAGTGTGCGCCCGGTGGTGACCTATATCTTCGTGCTGGAACTGGTGGCGCTCAACATCGCAGGACTTTTCTATGCATGGCAGCAGGGCGCTCCCTTTGCCATTGCGATGGAGAATGTGTTCTCCGATGACGAGATGCTGATCCTGTCATCGATCATTGCTTTCTGGTTTGGTACGCAGGCGTTTAGCGGTAAGAAGTAATGAATGTCAGCCCTGCCGCTCTGAAGATGATCAAGCACCATGAGGGTGTACGGGTTAAGCCGTACCGGTGTCCTGCTCTTCTTTGGACGGTAGGGGTTGGACATGTCATTGACCCCAACCACATCAAGGTGCCATTCGATGAGAGGCGCAATCTACCGATACCCGATGGCTGGGACCGCGTCCTTAGCATGGGAGAGGTTGACGCTATTCTTGCTCAGGACCTTAGCCGGTTTGAGCGCGGCGTGGCCCGACTTTGCCCTGCTGCTGTTAATAGCCAAGGCATCTTCGACGCTTTGGTTTCCTTCAGTTTCAACGTGGGCCTTGGAAATCTGCAACGCAGTGGGTTGCGGATGAAGACCAATCGCGGTGAATTCGAAACGGCAGCGGACGAATTCCTGAAATGGACCAAGGCTGGTGGTAGGGTATTACCGGGTCTGGTTAAACGCCGTAATGATGAACGAGCGTTGTATTTGTCGGGGGTGGCGTAATGCCTTTGAAGAAACTTGTACTTCGCCCCGGTATCAGTCGGGAAACCACAGACTACGCTAACGAAGGCGGGTTCTTCTTTTCGGACAAAATCAGGTTCCGGGGAGGATTGCCGCAGAAGATTGGCGGCTGGCAGAACATTGTGACCTCTGTCAGTAGTTCTGCGAACACCTATAAGGGAGTCGCAAGATACCTCTTTAACTACGTCACCACCCTTTCCCAAAACCTTTTGGCGGTGCTTACCAACCAAAAGACTTACATGAATTTGGGTAATGATTACTACGACATCACCCCCATTCGAAAGACTCAGACCCTTGGCGCAAGCCCCATTGCCACCACCAACGGTAGCCGTTTAATCACGATTACCGCTACCGACCACGGAACCTCCATTGGCACCTTTGTCAATATCACCGGAGCAACTGCGGTAGGCGGTGTCACAATCACGGGCGACTACGAAGTCATTGGTGTTCCAACCGTCAACACCTTCACGATCATCTCCGCGACCGCAGCAACGTCTACGGCGACGGGCGGTGGCTCAGCCGTTGTTGTCATTTACGACATCAGCGCGGGTCCTGCGACCTACACCACTGGCGTAGGCTGGGGTGGACCACCATGGGGATTCGGCGGATGGGGATCTAACGTTCCTGTTGGTTTGCCAATTCGTCTCTGGTCTGGCGTGAACTACGGCGATGACTTCATCTTTGGACAGCGCGAAGGTGATGTGTATTACTGGACTAAAGACACCACCACTTGGGCGAGAGCGGTCACCCTTGAGACTAAGGCTGATTCCACACCCAAGGTAGCGACAACCGCAACCTTTGCCTCTGGCAGCACGACCATCGTGGTTGCCAATGCGACGGGTATCAACACCGGGTCTGTTATCTCAGGAAGCGGTATCCCGTCTGGCGCATACGTCACTACGGCATGGAATGGCGGCACCTCTGTCACCTTGTCTACTGCGACCACAGGTTCCGGCACAGTCGCCATTACGGCTTCTTATGCGGGTAGACATGCCCCTGACAAAACTCTTGTTGTCATCGACTCGCCGGTCAATGACTTCATCATCTGCTTAGGTTCTAAGCCTTACAGCCCAGTCAACTTCGATACCGTCTTTGATCCTCTGCTTGTGAGATGGTCAGATCAGGAAAGCCCAACTGAGTGGGTGCCTGAAACGACTAACCAGTCTGGTGAGCAGCGCCTATCCAACGGTTCTTTCATTGTGGCTGGTGCATCGACTCGTCAGGAGATCGTGTTATTTACGGATACGGCTGTGTACTCAATGCAGTACTTGGGACCGCCGTTTGTGTGGGGGTTTAATCTCCTTGACCAAGACATTTCTATCGCATCACCCAATGCGGTGATATCGGTCAACAACTCCGTATATTGGATGGGTACGGATAAGTTCTTCGTCTATGATGGTCGCGTCCAAACACTGCCTTGCAGCGTAAGACAGTATGTATTCGGGACCTTGGATAGAAGTCAGATCTCTCAGGTGATGTGCGGCCACAATGAACCGTTCAGTGAGATCTGGTGGTACTACCCCGGAACCGGTAGTTATATCAACAACCTGTATGTGTCTTACAACTACCTAGAAGGTGTTTGGACATACGGGTCCTTAGAGCGTAGTGCCTATGCTCAGCAGACTACCCGCGATTATCCATTGCTGGCGTTTGGAATACAGAGTTCCTTCTTAGATACGTCTATCAATAGTTCAATAACGACTATCTCTTTGCTTAACGGTACGTCATACCCTTCATCAGGGGTGGTGACTATCGATAGCGAAAAGATTGCCTATGGTTCTATTTCTGGAAACACCCTGCTGGAATGTGTGCGCGGATACGAGAACACGACCGCTGCTTCGCATGATCAGTACACAATAGTTAACTTAGAGATCCCCAATCAGGTCATGTTCCATGAGATTGGTAACGATGATCTGTCGTTGCCTGTCGCAAAGCCTATTTCCTGCTTTGTGGAAACCTCTGACTTTGATATCGGAGATGGCGAACAGTTTAGTTTCGTCTGGAGAATCATTCCAGACATGAAGTTCGCAGGATCTACGGCATCTTCGCCGTCAGTCACCTTGACACTGAAGCCGCATAACTTTCCGGGCGCGGCTTATGGAACAGGTAACACCAAGACTGTTACAGCCAGCGTGATACTGCCGGTTGAACAATATACGGAGCAAGTGTTCACCCGCATCAGGGGTAGGCAGTTAGCCTTCCGTGTGGCCTCATCAGACTTGGGAGTCGCTTGGCAGATGGGCGCGATGCGTTTAGACATTAGACCGGACGGTCGGAGATAGGTCAATGGGCGTTACTCGCGGCATTGTCTCTCCTAACCTGCCAGTTGCTCCGAATCAGTATGAGCGCAGGTACCAAGACCAGTTCGGTAACGTCCTACGTCTTTTCTTCACACAAGTTTCTAACAGGATTAACTCACCAATCCCACACGCTTCGTACTTTGATACCACCACCCAACCTAACCCGGTGGCTAATGCCGTTAATCTGTTTACATATAACTCACTGATTTCAGATTTTGGCGTAACCCGTGGTGTACCGACATCCAGAATCTTCGTAGCCGAAACGGGTATTTATAACTTCCAGTTTTCAGCGCAGTTGGACAAGTCCGGCGGTGGCGCTTCTGATGTCTACATCTGGCCCAGAATCAACGGAGCCAACGTTGCAGACTCAGCAACCAAGATGGTGATAGACGGCCCCAACAACGAAATAGTGGCTGCGTGGAACTTCATACTTGTAATGAAAGCCAACGACTATTTTGAATTGGCTTGGCAGTCACCGGATACCAACGTGATCATGCCGTATGTGGCGGCTTCCGGAAATATCCCTGCCATCCCCTCCATCATCATGACCGTCACATGGGTCTCTAACACTGAGATCGTGTGATCAAATAACCTGTATGCTAGTTACCTCATTGAAATTTAAACGCTGTTATCCCAGAATCCATGGAGCCGTGGCTCCCCGGAGTGACCATGTATAACGCCCCATACCAAGGAGTCGCAAACCAACTTGCTGGATACGGCAGGTACGGCGATTCACAACTTGTACACATGAACCCGATTGAGGTTCAGATGCTGTCCCGTCTGTCCCCGACCGGACAGTTGACAGTCAACCCCATGACCGGTCAGAAGGAAGCATTCCTGCCCTTCCTAGCCCCATTACTGGGGTCTTTCCTTGGTAACGCTGCGCTAGGCTCTACCCTTACTGCGGCCTTAGGTTCAAAGGCGTTGGGCGCTGCGGCGGCAGGCGCGATAGGCTCAGGTCTTGCCACTACAGCCGCGACGGGTGACCTTGAACAAGGCATCATGTCAGGCATCACCGGATTTGGTATCGGGTCTGCCTTGGGTGGACTAGGCGAACTTGCAAAGACCGGCACAGATATTGCCAAAGCCGCACCGACTGTAGCAGATACAGCCTCTACCGTGGCAACCGCTGCTCCAGATCTTTCAACTGTTGCCCCAGCCGTTGGAGAAGGATTCGGTGCTTCTGTTGGCCCAATTGCAGATACTGCTGTTGCAGCCGCGCCAACTGCTGCGGAAGTACTCCCAGAAATTGGAGAAGGATTTACCGCCGGGGCCGGGTCTACCGGAACTGTTGCAGGGAGAGTACTCCCTGAACCACCTACTTTTGGTGAAAGGCTTATTGATCCGCTTAGACGACCGGGCGATTTATTTAAACAACTGGCAGAACCTTCTTCTTTCTTGCCTATTTACGTTGGCGAAACAGGCCGTGTAGCAAGAGAGCAAGAACTCATGGGTCGAGGAAGCGCAAAAGCATTTGAAGAAGAGCAAGCCGCTGAGCGCCGCAGAACACTAGCCCAAATGGGTAATGTGTTTAACCAAGTTCGCCAAGCCTATCCCGGTGTGGGCTATGCCCAAGGCGGACAGATTGATCGCTATGCCATAGGCGGTGGTGTTGAGAACGCCATCCGTCAGGCTGCTGAAAGAGCCGGATACGACGGTGAATACGGAAACTTCTCTGGTTCACTTCCCTATGACATCCCAGATGCCAAGAATGTCCAGTTGTCACTGCGTGGTGCGGAGTATGTTCCGCCCCCGGCTGCATCTTATGCAGCCCTTGATCTGGGTGGAGAAGGATATCTCCCCGGTGTAGCCGGTGAGTTCCAGTATTTCCGTGAACCTCCAGCACCCCCTGTTGCGGTAGATCCGGGTTCATTACCCGGCGGCGGCAACATTGCTGGCGGAACCGGTGGTTACTTTGGCGGAGACTTCAACATAGAAGATCTCATCAACCTTCGTAACGCTGGCAGAGATTTCAACGTTCAGCCGATGGCAGATGACAGAGTTACCCTGCCACAGACCATCGACTTCTCTTCGCTCTATGGCGGTATCGGCGCTATCCGTATGCCGGAGAATATGCAGCCTCCGCGCATGGAAGTTCTCCCAGATGATCAGCAGATCTACGCTTCACGCGAACTTTTGGTTCCCGTTGCTGATCAGGAAAACTACCTAAACGAGTTCATGATGGATGAACGCGCTGGCGGTGGAATGCTGCGCTATCAGGAAGGCGGTATGACCGATCCTGCTATGCAGCAGAATGACCAGAGCATTGTCGCCATGACGGTCGCTGCGATCCGTGGCGAGGTTGAGAACGCCGACGAGGTGATCAGCCAGTTCCTAGACCTGTACGGCCCAGAAGCCTTCATGGAACTGCGTAATGCGGTCCTTCAAGACATCGTTCCGGGCGCACAGACCGAAGGTATGGTGAGCGGTCAAGGCGGTGGTCAGGACGATATGGTCGAAGGAATGATCGGAACCCAGCGTCCGGTTGCCGTATCACCCGGTGAGTACATCATCCCTGCGGATGCGGTAGCCCTTGCAGGCGGCGGATACTCAGGCGATGGAGCCAAGTTCTTTGACGGGCTTGTCGATGACATCCGTCAGAAGACCATGGGAACTACACAGCAGGTAAAGCCGTACCGGTAATACTATGAGCAGTTTAAACAAGCCCAACCTGATCGATGTCAAGAAGGCCGGTGAGTTTGATTCACTGGCTTGGCGAAAGGTTCGCGATGCCAAGATGCGCGAGTGGATTCCAGATGAGTGGGCGCTGAAGTTCGTACTGGATTACTCCGATGCGGTAGAACTTTGGGACGATCTGATTGATGGTGACAAAGAGGTGGATCAACAGCAGGTGATGCGTGTCTTCACGAATCTCCTGACCACGATGCCACTTAATCCGTTCTTCAATCAGCACAAGACGGTGTTTATCCCGTTGATCCAAGCATCGATCAACGCATGGTTTGATTCCCTGAACCTTGAGAAGGGTTCCGACAACGACAAGGCGATGGCTTACATGCTTCGTTGGTACAGCCACGAGGCATTCATCTACACGATTTTCCTCACTCGCGGCTATGAGTACATGAGATCAGTGAGCCTTGAGGTTCGCAGATTCTTCACCGGCCATGAGTCGCTGGATGAATATAGGAGAAAGTTATGAGTGGTGGTGGCGGCGGAATGGCTCCTCCTTCTGGAGGACAAACAGGTAACTCCCCGACAACTTCTCCTATCGCACCGATCAATGCGATGACGGACTTCAGCATGGGGTTCGGTCGAATCCCTCAGCAGCCGTCCTTCTACAATCCGTTTATGGGTTACTACGGCCAGCCCTTTGGTGGGTTTGGTGGTGGCTATGGCGGATTCGGTGGATACGGTGGATATAACGGTGGCTACGGCGGCGGTATTGGTAGCCTCTATGGTGGTTACGGAATGCCGTATGGCGGTGGATTCGGCGGTGGTTTCCAAGGCGGCAATGTTTACGCCAGACCCAGATCGATGCCGATGCCGATGCCAATGCTGCCTGAACCTATGGATGTGCCGATGTATGCAGGCGGCTCTCCGGGGTTTTATTCAAGACCTGAAAATCAATCGGTATTTATCTAATGGCTGGTTTAAACATCAGCCTAGGTAGGAGAGCGTTATGAGCGGTGGTGGCGGTGGTGGTGGCGGTGGCCCACAACAAGTTACCTCAACGGTAACCCAGAGCAGTCTTCCTCCCTACGTTCAACCGTACTTTGAGCAGGTACTGCAACGCGGTCTCTTTGAGAGTGCGCGTCCGTATCAGCCGTACAGCGGTCAGCGTATGGCGCAGTTTGCGCCTGAAGAAACCTATGTCCAGCGCAACATCATGGGATTGCAGCGTCCCGAACAGTTGGGCATGGCGAGTGATATCGCGGCCCGTGTCGGTTACGCAGGTATGCCCTCCGGCATGGGGATCACTGGACAGTTCCAGCCCGGTGCCATTACCCCGACCTATCAAGCAACTCCTTTCAGCACGGGTTACACGGCAGGATCGTTTGCTCCGGGCTTTGAAGCGCGAGAGTTCCAGAATCAATACCGCGCCGGAACCTTCGCCCCCGGCTATCAGGCAGGGACCGTAGGACCCGGCTTTGAGGCAGGCTCCATTGCGGCCCCCGGAACTGTCTCAACCTACATGTCTCCCTACACCCAGAATGTGGTGGAGAGACAGAAACAAGCCGCTGTCGAAGACTACCGCCGTAGTCTCCCCGGTATCGGTGCGTCCGCTGTTCAGGCTGGTGCCAAAGGCGGTACCCGCGAAGCATTGATTCAGGCAGAGGCTGCTCGTGGTTTACAGGACAGACTCGCCGGTATCGAAGCCACAGGCGCTGAGAAGGCGTTTGAGTCTGCACAGAGAGCCTTTGAGGCTGATCGTGCTGCGCGTCTTCAGCAGGCTCAGTTTGGCCTAGGCGCGTTCCAAGCACAGGAAGCCGCTCGTCAGGAAGCCGCCCGTATGGGTCTTTCTGCACAGCAGCAGCAGGAAGCAGCCCGTCAGGCCGAAGCAGAGATGGGCCTTCGTGCGTTCCAAGCGACCGGAGAGGAGCGTCGGTTCGCGACAAGCACCGGCCTTCAGGCGCAGCAGGCTGGAGAGGCAGCGCGTCAGGAAGCGGCTCGTCTTGGACTTTCCGCTCAGGAACAAAGCGATGCAGCCCGTCGCGCCGAAGAGCAGTTCCGGATGCAGTCTCAGCAGTTCAATATCGAACAGCAGAGACAACGTGCATTGCTGGGACTGGAAGGACTCGCGGCAGATCGTGCAGGGATGCAGCAAAGACTCAGTGCCGCAGAAATGCTGGCGGGTCTTGGCGGCAGACAGCAGGAGTTGGATCTTCAGAGACTGGGTGCCATGGGCGGTGTTGGCGCAGAGCGTCGTGCGCTTATGCAGCGTGGTCTGGATATCGGCTACGAAGACTTCCTGCGTCAACAGGCTTACGGTCGTGAGCAGTTGGGTTACCTCAGCAATCTCTTGCAGGGTATCCCGATTCAACCGGGCAGCACGGTCTCTACCTTTGGTAGAGTTCCGTCAACCGGCGAACAACTTTTGGGCGCAGGCTTAGGATCGCTGGGCTTGTACCAAGCCTTGGGTGGCAGAGGGCGAGGTTAAACCATGAACATTCTTGAAGCAGAGGACATGGTCAAGGGACTTCCTGACCAAGTCCTTTTCCAGTACGCACAGAACCCTCCTCCGCAGATCCCGCAGTTTTTGGCGATCTCTGAAGTTCAGCGCCGTCAGGACATGCGTCAGCGTTTTCAATCGCAGTCCCAAGGACAAGAGCCTACTGTTAAAGACCAGATCCTTCAGGGTGGTATTGGTGCTACGGGCATGGCCCCTGAGATTAGCAGTGCGCCTCCGATGGCACCGATGGGCGCAGCACCTCCGGGCGCTCCGATGCAGCAGCCGATGACCGGTGCGCCGATGGGTATGGCTGAGGGAGGACGAGTTCCGGGGACCGCTGATCCACAAGTATTTAGAGACTTTATACGCCGGAACTTTTCGACTCCGCAGGGTCTTGGTGCGAACATTGGCCTTGTCGGAGGTGCATTGCTAGGTGGTCCTATCGGCGCAGGAATAGGCGCAAACTTAGGAACCTATGTCGGGCAGAAATTAACTCCATCTCCTCAACCATTAACTCCTTTTGAAATGATGAAAGGTGGACTGAGAGCGCCTGAAGGCAATGCCGTAAGCGGCGGCGGTGGTGGCCTGCCGTATGGAGGTCCAACCTCGTATGCCGGTGGCTATGACAGAAACCAACTCATCGATTTGGTGAATCAGTTTGGTGATCGCAAGAAACCCACTGTGACCGTAGAAGAGATTCCACAAGGCGGCGGCATGTCTCAGGGTGGGCTGACACCCGGTGGCATAGTGCGTATGCAGCAGGGTAGAACAGTTCCGGGAAACGAATTCCAGTATCTTAATAATTTAAGATCTCAGGCAATTCGTTCTGGGGACTACGCAGCCGTAGAAAGAATTGAGAAAAGTATTCAGGCCGCACTAGATCAAAATAGAAGTGTTGCAAGAGAAAGAATCATTGGAAATCTTTTGCCTGACTTCAGTGGTATTTTGCCAGATCAAAGCCTGACTGAAAGATTTAAACTTAATGCGCCATCAAGACCCGCCTCATCCGCTGCCCCTCAACAGCCAGATGTTCAACGAATTCTTGCTAAACCTCCGTATTCTAGAACAGCGCAAGAAAATGATTTGCTTCGCGCTTCTGGTGTGCAATTAGAAAGATCAGTCATTCCAAGAGAAGGGATTACTGTTCCTTATGCTGATGTCGTTAAACGAGTTATTGACCCATCAGGATTAACTTCATTTACCGGACAGATTCTTCCGGAATCTGATAGAGCAAGAATAGAACGCCCCCCAGCGGAAGCGGCTGTTGCGTCTGCTCCTACTGCGGCTAATCTTCCTGCGAATTTTGATTTCACGGCTGCAAGTCGCGCCGTAACTGGACAGGCTCCGCCTGCTGCGCCTGTTGCCATTGAGCGTCCGCCTGTTTCTCCGGGTGGCATTGGAGATATTAACGCTGGAACGGCTGGTCAGAGAACAGATTTACCTCCTCCTGCTGGACGATCAACAGGAGATATGAGCGTAATGGGCTTGATCAATGAGATGAGACAGCCAACCGCAGTCTCAGAACAGCAGCAGAAATTAATCAACCTTATTGAGCAACAGCGCACTCAAGGGCTTCCTGCTCAAATAGATTTATCGCAATACGTCCAAGCAGCACAGCAGCGTCAGCAAGAAGCCAAAGACGAAGCCCGTCGCATGGCAATTGCCAGTACGTTAATGAACCTTGGTTCTGGAGTAATGAGTGGAGATCCTGCCGCAGGATTAAGGCAAGCCACTCAAGCAGCCGTGTCTACTCTGGCAGAGGGACGCAAAGAAGCCGCTGCTGAAGGTCGCGCTGCGGAGCAGTTGCAATTGCAGGCCGCTCAGCAAGAGCGAAATGCACAGATTCAGAAAATGCAGTTTGATCGCGAGACTGTTGGTCAAATTGCTAACATTTATGGTGATATCGCAAAGTCTGATCGTGATCGTTTAGATCGTGCTGCAACTTTGTTTATCACTTACGATACTTCTGTCAGAAATAATCTTTCGAATGCAGCACAACAGCAGTCTTTAGACAATCGTGCGTTCTTGAATGCGGTAGAGTCTGCTGAAGACAGAATAGAAAAATCGTTAGAAAGTCAACTTGGGCTTAGCCAAGAACAAAAAGATCAGATGCGTGAAATGCTTGTTGAAAGGGCAATTCGACAGTATGGCGCTATGATTCCTTCGGTAGATGTTTCAAGGGTATTGGAGTTGCGTAGAAAGGGGACTAAAGAATCCCCATCTCAAGGGAACAGACCGCCGCTTACAACTTTTAATCGTTGAGATTTAAACATGGCATTCGATATTGCTGGTGCCAGACAGGCGGGATACTCTGATGAGGAAATTGCTCGACATATTTCTGAGCAACAAAACTTTGATTATTCCGGCGCAGTAAACGCTGGATATTCTGCTTCAGAAATACTGAGTCATCTTTCTGGTCCAACGCCTGAGGATCAGTCTGCCTTTCGTCAGGTTGCCGATGTCCCGCTGCAATTCGCGACGGGCGTATCGCAAGGCGTTCGTTTCATTTCGGATGCATTCGGCGCTGATAATGCGGTATCGCAGAATCTTCGCGGCGTAGAGGATTACCTCAGTAGTTTGCTCAGCGCACAGGCTAAGCAAGACAAGGAAGAAGTCGCACGGATCTTCCAAGACGCTCAGGACAAAGGACTGGGCGAACAACTTCTCGCAGGTCTTCGGGCGGTTTCTGTCTCTCCCGTTGACTTCCTTGCACAGGGATTAGGCACTGCCGTTCCCACCATCGCAGGTGGCTTGGCTGGTGCAGCCCTTAAAGGCGGTACGTTAGCGGCTCGTGCGGCGACGGCGGCTGCTGTCGGAACCGGTGTCGGTACGGTGGGTGGTGCGGGTATTGTCAAAAGCACCATCTATGACGAGGTTAAACGCGAACTTGAAGCACAGGGTGTTCCGCCAGACGTTGCTGAGGAACGCGCTCAACTGGCTCAGGAATACGGCGGAGAAAACCTTGACCAGATCCTGCAAGGCGCTGGGCTTGGCGCACTTGCTGCCGGAACTGGTTTGGAAAAAGTTCTCGCCAGTCGCATCCTCAAGAATGTCGCGGCTAAGAATGCAGTCGAAAGTGGTGCGCTGAAGTCTGCCTTGTTTGCAGGCGCGAAAGAATCTGCACCAGAATTCATTCAGGCTGCACAGGAACAGATCGCCGGTAACGTTGCCCTTCAGCGTGAAGGCTTTGAAGATATTCCAACCTTGCGTGGTGTGGCCTCTGCCGCAGCCTTGGAAGGTGCCATTGGGTTTGGACTTGGCGCAGGTATAGATGTCGTTTTACCTGCCCAGCAACAGGCTGAATACGATGCCGCTCGTGCCAGCATCACGAACGAAGTAGATCGCGAAAGAGAGGCAGCACTCCGCGCTGAGGAGCAGAAAAGGGCGCAGGAGTTTGTCGCTGCACTTAACGCAGAAAATCGCCGTAGATTGGAAGGCCAGTCTAGGCAGGTTGATCTAGACGCTGAAGCGGCTAATGCCCGTGCTGCTGCCGGAACCATTGCCCCTCCGACACAGGAGGAAGTGGATCAATTGGCTGCGCCGATGCGTGGACCAGATGTTTCGGAATTCTTTTCTTTAGAGGGAAGTCCAAGAAAGTTCAGAAACGATATTCAGTTTGGCATTGCCTATGGACAGAAGATCGCCCGTACCTTGGGTGATTACTTCCCGAACTTTGGTCAGTTCTCTGTCCGTCAGGGCGAGACGGTTCGTGATGAAGCCGGTAACGCCCAGCCTACGTTTGCCATCATCGATACCGAAGGCAAGCAATACGGTCAGCCGCTTCAAACCTTTGAACAGGCTAACGCCACTGCTTTTAGTTTAAACAAAGAGGTCATCAACCAGAACGTTCGGGGAGCGATCCTCAATTCTCTGGAGACTTCTGATCAGGCATACGATCCTGATACGACCCAGCGTCTGTTCAGTTACGGATACCGTACGCTGAACCCCGATGCCAATACGTTCTCCACTGTTGCTATCAACGAAGCGGCAAAGACCGTAGGCCCTGAGTACGCTGAAGCACTGAGTTGGAGACAGGTTGAGGCTTTGCCTGAGGCCAAGGACAAAAGAGGCCGGGTCATTGGCTACCAGTTTTCTCCTGAGGGTCAGCAACCACGCATCATCAAGGGTCTCACCAAGTCTCAGGAAATAAACAAAGCCCGTTCTCAGGAAGGAAAGCCTGAGAGCAATGTGTTCTCTTTGCAGGAAACGAAGTCTGCACTGGGTAAAAGTTTCCCGGCCATCACCAAGGATGTGCCGATTGATCCTGCCATTGGTAAGCAGGGTGCGATCAATCAGATTCGGGATCTGATTCGTTCCAAGAACATCACCTCTGACATTGCCTCACCTGAGGTCAATGCTCTTGCCAAAAGCCTGACCGGAAAAGATTCCGTGCAGGACATGGACTACGGTGACATCCGTCTTTTCTACAAGAAACTGGCACCGCTTCCTAGGTTTGAAAGAAAAACTAAACTGCCGGTCTTTGAGTTCAAGCCGTACAACCGGGAGAACTTCGTCCGCGCTTCTAAGTTTATTCAGGAAGCCAATGCACAAGGCAGAAAGCCTGACCGTAACGAGATCATCGAAGCGGTGGGTCTTGCCAAGGACGACCCGAAGATCGATGAGAAGATCTCTGCGCTAGAAGCAGACCTTGCCAAGCAAGGCGTTAAGAACGCGCCTAAGCCGACACTGGCGCTGCCTGCCCCTCCGGGTGGGAACATTGACCTAGAGTCGCTCAGGAAGTCACTGCGTTCAAATCTGAAAGGCTTCGGGCTACAGGACATTGGAGTTTCCCTTGAGCGCAACCTGATCGGACCGACCGGTGAGATTGCCCCGGAAGGGACAGAAGCCATGTACATCCCTGCACTGCGTCAGGTGTTCTTGGCCGTGGATCGTATCGACCCAGATGGATCACTAACTCCTGAGCAACGTTTAAATGCATTGAACGAGGTGATGGGTCACGAGATCATCCATGCCACCCGTTTGATGGACCTGTGGAAACAGGACGAATGGTCAAGCCTTGAGAGGGCAGTCGCTAAAACCAAGAAGCCGGGGACCAACCAGACCTATCTGGAGATTGCTCAGCGATCCTATGCCGACCAGAACCCTGTGGTTCGCATGGAGGAGGCCGTGGCGGACATGTTCCGCGACTACTCAGCCAAGCGCCTCAAGGTCGCAGGAAAGCCCCAGAACCTTTTAGAGCGCCTTGCTCAGTTCTTCCAAAGACTCCGATCCTCTCTGGCCGGAACCGGTTTCCAGACCTACGGCGATGTTCTTAATCGTCTCCAAGCCGGTGAGATTGGTGCGCGTGAGCGGGGACAGATCCGTACCCTCCGTGCCATCGAAGAGCAGGTCGCTGGACAGGGCCGTCTCCCAGAGAGATTACTTGGAACAGTTCCGCCCACCCCAAGGGTCGTTGCACCTCAGGCCCCTGTTGCTCCTGTCACTCAGGCACCTCAAACCGCAGCCCCTGCTGCTAGACCGGGGGACTTCCCTCCTGAACTACTTGAAGGCGCAGCGATTCGTGAGGCGCGTAAACCGCCGGTACTTGAGAAGGCCGGACGTTTCCCGTACCTCCAGAACAATGACGGGTCTGTCGTGGTTCAGGGAGACGCTGAGCAGATTCGTGAGTCCATCCCTCAAGCCATCCGTGGCAGACAGACTCAAGATGGATTGCTCTTTGGCGCACTAGATGCACCTCGTGTTCTTGCCGCACTGCGCGGTGAGAAGTTGACCTACGGTAGAGCCGGTCAGGTGTTGGACAAGTTGCCGATCAAAGACGGCAAGTATGTCGGCGCACCTGAGAAGTACAACACGCCATCTAAGATCCCGACCCTTCGCAGAAAACTTCGTAACCTTGCTGTTGAAGGCGAGTACGGAAGATTTTGGTACGAGGATAGCGGCAGAGCCATCATCGACTATGTCGGTGGTGATTTAAACGAAGCCAGAAAACTGCTGGCGTTGATGTCGATTTACTCGCCTCAGGCGAAGGTCGATGCCAACTCCACGTTCGCGATCCGTGCGTGGGCGCAATACAAAGCCGGTCAGCCGATCAACGTTAAGACTCGCCATCAAGACGCTAAGGCCAATCAGGCCATGCAGGATATCGATGCGTTCTGGTCTGGCGAGAAGACCGGTAACTTCGTCAATAACCTTTTGCGTGTGGTAGATCCGACCCTTCCGCAGGGCGCGACTATCGACATGTGGATGATGAGAGCGGCTGAGTACGCGAGTGATGCTCCGACCAAAACGCAGTATGCGTTTATGGAGAATGAGATCAACCGTATCGCCCGTGACCTTGGATGGGAACCGCAGCAGGTTCAGGCTGCGATCTGGGTTGCAATGAAGGCCCGGATGGAAAATGCCGATGTCAAAAAGAAGACAGAGGACTCATCCGAAAAGAAAGGTTGGATTCGCTTTGAGCGTGACGAGAAAGGCACTAAGCGCCGGATCATCGTGGATGAGCAGAAGCATCGTGATAACTGGCTCAAGTACACGATGGAACATGTCCCTAACAAGGACGATAAGTTCGCGGCAGGGTTCCACTTTGGTGACGGACTCAATCGCCATGTCGGTCAGGTTTCTTTTGAAGCGCGTCCGGGCAGAAGCACTGGCGTATTGCCGGGTATTCACTCTGCACCTTACGAACAGCAACTAGAGTTCCAGCAGGCCATTGATCGTGCCTTTTACGATCCGACCACTGGCGCTGATTTGATTGCCAGTTACCTTGGCCTGTTGACCGATAGCGATATCGTCGCGCCGGGTGTGTGGCAGGGTGAAGTCTCGCCTAGTTCCCAGCGCAACATGGTCATGGCTCCTGCTAAGGGAACCGCTGGCCGTGTCGATCCTGATCAAGCAAAACTTTTAAACGTTTATGCATCGCTCAAGGGATTGCTGGCCCGTCAGGAAGGGGTGGGCTGGCACAAGCCTTACTTCGCTTCCACGATGCGCGATGCGAACGGATTAGATTTAAACGTTGGAAGACCGTTGTCTTCTGAAGAGACGCTCAATCTCAGTAATGCGATTGGCGACTGGATGGTTGCAAACAATAAAGGCGAAGACTGGAATAATTCTTTTGCTTTAATCAGCAGCCCCAACGGAATCCGACTTGTAAACTTTGGTGTAATTGACAACGCCACATTACAACGTGATATCATTCCTGTCGCAGAAAATGTTCTGCCAGATTTTGAATATAAACTTTTCGCATCTGACGGCGACATGCCGTCGAACGACTGGACGGAGAACACAAATGGGGAAGGCTACATACAAAGGATTCGTGGCGAAGGACGATCCGATGTTTTGGACTGGGCCGCAAATGTTCTCGCGCCCAGAATACAGCAGATCTTCGAAGACTTCAGCAGCCGATACGGATGGGGCGAACCCGGATCAATCCGCATCCCGACCGGCGTTGCAGGCACAGCCGCAAGACCAGAACTCCGCGAATCTTTCCGCCCTCAAGCGCAGTTAGATCAAGCCGTAGCCAAGGCGGAGGCTGATGTTGCAGCCACGCCTTCTATGGCGGTTCCGCTTTACAACCCCGGCGCATCCGCCGAAGCGTTGTTCGTTGCACAGAATCCTGATCAGGGTCTGAAGTTAACGGCTGAGGATAAGATCCGTTACTCGCGTAAGAACGAACCGCAGTATACGGCTGGCTTTGACAAGGTCCTTGATAAGTTAACTCAGGACCCACCTCAGCAGACCCCGGCACAGACCATCATCAATACGATGAAGATGCCTAAGTTCCGGGACACGATTGACAAGATCCGTCAACAAACGATTAACAATTACTCGCGACTTGAATTCTATAACAAGGCTCATCCGTCACTGATGCACAACACGGCGGCTGTCAGTTCTCTGGCAGCGGCAGAGTTTGCAGATCGTTCCAAGGCGATCTTTGCTTCAGCGGTGACTCGTGGTGTGCCGGTGTATCGGGACGGTGGATTCACCGTTGATCCGTTTGTTCACAACGGTCGCGAGTACAAGAACGGATTGATCGATGTACTGGCCCCTCTCTACAACAACGAATACGGAAGTTTGGAGAGACTTGCCCAAGCCTACGCAATTGCCAGACGCGGACAGCGTTTAACCCAAGAAGGCAAGGTGGTTCCGGGTGACCCTGCGGACCTGCCGCGCATCGAAGCGGAAGTCGCAAGGTTCGTGAATCCGAACACGGGCGATCCAATCATCAAGGAATGGTACGAAGTATGGCAGGCGTATAACGCCAACACGATCAAGTTCCTGCGCGATACTGGAATGATCGATGATGCAGGCGCACAGTTGTGGCTGAATCAGGCGGACTACTTCCCGTTCTATCGCACTGACAGAACCGGTAAAGACATCTCTCATCCGAAGGTATTCGGCGGGTTGACTTCTGCCACGGCGCTCAAGGCGCTGAAGGGTGGCGAGGAAGCGATCAACGTCCCGCTCATGGAAGCCATCCTGACCAATCTGGATGCCGCCATTGCGATGGGCATGAAGAACGTAGCGCAGCAGAGGATCGTGCGCGACATGATCACTATCGGTTTGGGCCGCATGGCTCAGCCGGGTGAGAACATCGAAGGCCGACCCGCCGCCACGTTCAAGATTGCCGGTAAGAAATACACCGCTTTCATCGATGACCCGTTGATCTTTGAATCCATGCAGGCTGTCCCTGAAGTCAACATGGATGGGTTGCTTGGCAATCTATTCCGTACTCCTGCCGTGGTACTGCGCGAACTGATCACTCGTGAACCGGGATACATGATCGCGAACATGCTCCGCGATACGGCATCTGCCGCACTGACTACTGGTGCAAACATCATCCCGGTGGTCGATACCGTGCGGAACTTCTCTGACGGTCTTGAGAACCTTGCGCGGTTTGGTGTGGTGGGTGGATACGACTTCGCTCGTGACCCGTCAGATGTGGTCAAGTTCGTGGCCGAAGAAGCCCGTCAGCGTGGTCATGAGTTCCCAACACGAGAGACCACTAAGTGGGATCAGGTTGCAAACTCCAAGATCTTGAAGCCGCTGACCCGCGCATGGGACATGCTTGGCAAGATCTCTGACAAGGCGGAAGCCTCTACCCGTAACGCAGTATACGAAGATACCCTTGCGCGTACCGGTGACTGGGTGCAAGCGGCATACGATGCGCTGTCGGTCATCAACTACGGACGGCGTGGCCGGAACCCTCAGTTGCGTTTACTCACCGCCACTGTGCCGTTTTTGAATGCCCGTATTCAGGGTCTGGATAAACTCTACCAAGCAGCCACTGGTCGCACAGGTGTATTCCCTGATCGCAAGAAGAACGTCCTGAGATTCGTGACTCGCGCAGGTCTCATGGTCGGATTGACTGGCCTCTACTACGCCATGATTTCTGACGATGAAATCTACGACAACGAGAACGCAGAGGTTAAGGACAACTACTACCTGATCCCGATCAAGAAGGCAGACCTTGCCAATCGGGAGCCGGGTTTTGCGTTCAAGATTCCTATTCCCTTTGAAGTGGGCGTGTTGTTCAAGACCATTCCTGAGCGAATCCTTGATGCAACCTACGGAAAAACAACCTCTAAAGATGTGAGGGATTCTTTAGTACGCGCAACGACTAGCACGTTCGCTATTAATCCGATTCCTCAGACCTTGCTGCCAATAGCAGAAGTTGCCTTCAACCGCGACACTTTTACTGGTAGGCCAATTGTTCCGCAGTACATGATGGACCGGGATGCGATTGCTCAGTCAAGATTCGGCACCAACGAACTTGCCCGTATCGTAGGCGAGGCGACCGGCATATCGCCGCTCAAGTTAGACCACTTGATGAATGGCTATCTGGGTAGCCTTGGAACCTACACGCTCGACACTATCGACAACGTCATGCGTGACAACGACCGCGCTTATCCAGAGCGTAAGTGGTTTGAGTATCCGTTCGTTCGCCGCTTCTTTACGACCGCCATGAAGCCCGGATTGCAGGACCAGTTCTATGAACTGGATGCCCGTGTAAACGGTGTTGTGCAGAGCATGAACGCACTTCGCAAGGAAGGCCGCGTCGATGAGTTGCAGGCGTACATCATGGAGAACCAGAACATCCTCGCGCTCAAGAGCGGGGTCAACGTTCTGGATAAGGCCGTGACCAACTACCGAAACCAGAAGAACGCGATCCTCCGCATGGACATTGACCCTGAGGAGAAGCGTAGGATCATCGACGAATTGGATCGTGGCATGGCTCTGCAACTCAGGGTTATCCCGGAACTCAGAAGGATGGCGTTTAGTGAGTCGCAGCAAACACGAGAGTGATTACCTAGGACGGGTCAAGTCACTTGACTGCGTCCTCTGTAGCCTCCTAGGACAGGCTCAGGAGGGCGTAACAGAGGCTCACCATATCCGCACAGGGCATGGGCTAGGGGATCGCGCCAGTGACTTCCTGACCGTCGCGCTGTGTGTGGAATGTCACCGGGGTACCCATGGGTTCCACGGGACCAAGGCGCTGATGAGGATCGCCAAGTTATCTGAACTGGATCTACTGGCTGAGACTATCCGCCAGATGGACGAAAAAGGAGGGGAGTCAAAACTGACTCCCCTCAAGGGTATTACACCAACTGACAGCAGACAGGAGAACGCTGTCGCGCCGGAAGGTATCAGACCAGATCAGTCCATTCAACCTGATGTTCCGCGCCGAAGGAGTAGACGAGTTCAATCAAGTCGGACATCTCCTGCTTAGACATCCCTGAGGTGGGTTCTCCTAGGTAGACCATCCCACCATCGACACCCGGAACCATCCTCTGTCTGCGTATGGCAGCAGTGAAGATCCACTTCCAATCCTTCTTGGTCAGTTTCTGACCGTGCCATTCCACCTGACGAGAGATGTCAGAGAGCAATGCCCACATCAAGGCATTCTGTCCGATGCTCCTGCGGTTCTTCTTGATGACCTGCCCAATGGCAACTTCAAGTTCCGCGTCCATGGTTACACCGGGTTGAAGGTCTCAATGATCTCCACTTCCAACACGATGTCTGTCGGCACCACATAGATCTTCTGACCGTGCTTGTTCCGAACACGCACCAGTGAGTAAGACATCTTGTCGTTCTCAACGAGGAACTGAATCTCCTCCAGTGCAAGGTCAACATCATCGAACGCAGTTCTGTTTTCAAAGTTCATTTGTTTCTCCTGTCCCAAATAATTTTTCCACCGAAACGTCTGGCCTCTTCTTGAAGCCTACGTCTCATCTCTTTACGGCTAGGCTTGCCAGTCCATAGCCACCACCACCATCTACTTATTCTTTTTTCGATGTATCTTAATCGATTTAAGATAAGCAACTTCTTCCCTGAGAGATCGTATTTCATCTGCACATCTCTTTAGTAGTTCGCTAATGACGATGTATTCAAGTTCAGTGGTAATGGCATTGATGTCATCACCCGCATCCTCTACCCACGACAGGACTTCAAGGATGTCCTCCCGTTGCCAGTTCATTCTGGGTGCTTCCGCTCTTCAATCATCTTGCGCCAGTACTTGTCGTTTAAAGCAAGTTCGTCGCGCATGGAATCAATCTGTCGATTGAGTTCCTGTATCTCTCTGAGATAAGACCTGATCCTATCTCTGAGTTCATTGATCTCTTTCTTGTACTCGTCTGAAGTATGGGATCTTGCATCCCATTCTTTCTGCCATGATCCGGGAGGGCTTTCGTTATCAATCTGTACCACGGCCACACTCCTTCAATGTTTCTTGCCTGACAAGGAACATCAACTTAGCGATCAGCATTTGCTCAGTGCGGTTCTCTGGTGGAGTGGAATCAAACTTGTCGGCCATGCCTTTGACAATGTCCCAGTCCACGAACTCCAGAGCGCCACTCTCATCGATCTTGCACCAGATCTTCTCTTCAGTCTTAGGGACCTCAAGAAATGAAACATCATCATCGTTACTCATGGGATATGTGCCTCGCCTCTTTCATCCATTCGTCTCCGTACTCCACATGCATGTAGTCCCTGAACCAAGGACCGCCACGGGTGAAGTGAACACCGATTGGGTTGGGACAATCTTCTTTGGTGTGCCAACCTTCCAAGTAGTTATAGGCAATCGGCAGTTCACCGATCACATCATTTGTTAGCCACTGGAACCTGTGCAGATAGAGACCGGTCGCGGTATTGACGGTGTCCAAGGTCAGATTCTTTTTGACCTGTTCATGGCCGCAGTTGATCAGCATGAAACTGGACCAGTTCTTGCGCGGGTACTGGGTCTGCTGAGCGCCATCCATCTTGATTCGCTCAGGTGGATTGTAGTTGTGCTTGACCACATAGACTGCCTTCGCTCCGTCCATGTAGTCCTGTATCCCTGCAATGTCACCACGGAACAGGAAGTCGCAGTCACAGAACAATGCCCAGCCCTTGTAGTCCATGAGATACGGCACGAGGAAGCGTGTAAACGTGAACTCAGTGGATGAGAGCGGGTCATGCTCCCTCCAGTACAAATTCCGTTCACGCATGTCGATCTGCTTGATAGGCCAGATATCTAACGGGATGGAGGTGTGCTTGAAGAGCGACCGCTCACAAACCCTGAACGCGATATCTTCCCGACTGTCATACCCTACAAAGACTTTCATAGTTTCCTCAAGATCCAGTCATCCACTACACGACCGATCACCCGGTACTGCAACTCGCGCATGAGAAATCTCACGGCTGCATGCTTGCCTTCCTCAGGGATCACATACCGATCCTTCTGCTCAACAATCACCACCGGATCATTGTTCTTGAAGGTATCGAATCCACCTTTGATGACATCCAGTTCGTAGCCTTCGACATCGATCTTGATGAAGTCCACATCCTGCAACTGGAAATGATCCAACGGGAACATGGGCGTGTTGCCTGTAGCGCCACGGTCTACATGGGTCGCGCCAGTATTGTCCGGTGCGATGTCCATCTTCACGAACCCTTCCTTCTGCCCTAGCGCACAGCGATGGATGACCTGAACCTTGGGTGCATTGCGGGGAAGGATTTCTGCGAACTCAGGACACGGCTCAAAGCAGATGACGTTCTCAAACTTCTCAGTCAAACCACGCGCCCAGAGTCCGACATGCGCTCCGATATCCACGGCTGTCCGGAACCTTTGGCAATGTTTAATCGCAGTCTGCTGGTGAACAGGCTGGTAGTTCGGCTGTTTGACCGCATCGAAGTACTCACCAATGTGGCTTTCATTCTCAGGTAGCCACCACCCCTGCACTTCCTTCATCGCATTTGTTCCTTACGTTCGCCCTTGTAATGGATGATCTTGGGTTCCCGGCCAGAGAGGTACTCCGGCAGACAGGCGTATTCAGATTCACTCAGGGTCCCGCAGTCGTTCATCTTCGACCAGATCTTCATGGCCTCCTGATCGCCATACCAAGTGCGGTACTTGGGGTCGATATGGTCAAGGATTTCTAGTAGTTCACCCCAGACCTTGTGATCCTGAGTGACGGTCGCGCAGGCCAAGAACGGGAACGCCTGATAGAGGGTCTTGCCCTGATGCTCCTCAAAGGTCAGGCCCT